GAGTATTATTACTCTCATCACAAACTATAGTATAATCAGTCAATCCACCTGATGCTTGTGCCTGCTCTAGGATGGGCTGGACCGAGTTTACAAACGAAATTCTAGTTACCTCATTATTGAATTCATAAAGCAATCGTTTTGCAATTGGTCCTATTGCTTTAATCAAGAATATTAGAAGTCTTGAAACATTTATGAATTTATATGGTGAATCTTGATCTTCAACCAATGTTCTATCAGATAACAAGAAAGTTCCTTGGCTGGGGACTGTAACATAGAAATTTACTTGTTTTTGCAATAAGGCATTCTGAGAGGAATCTGTTGGCTGATCCACGACATAAATTGAATTTAGTAATTTACCTCTCGCAAATCCTGCGGGAGGATACCAAGGATAAAAATCCCTGTCGGTTCTTATTAAACATCCTGCAGCATCAGCAATAAGGGGGGATGTTACGGTTTCTATGGCTTGATTCAAACCAAAATGGACTTTACTTCCATAAACGGACATCCCATAACGATCTAAACTGAGACCTCTTGGGAAAACATTCATTGCGGTTTGACCGGCTTCGCCGATTCCTTCTAGATTTCCACACGCTCCTACAACACCGAAACAATCATAATTTCTTCCCAAAACGATATCTTCAACTATATCTGCTTGTATTTGACCGTGATTTAAAGCAAAAGCAATATCAATATCCGGAATTTTACCTTTGTCCATCAGAACATTGCTTGTTTCATAATTCCAAGTCAATCCACTGTCACCAGCAACTATGCATTTTCCACCGTACTGAAGAAAATTGTGAACAGACCACCAGTGCCTAGCTAATTCTCCGGTTGCACCATTAAAGCAATTTATGCTGGCAGCACCGGAACAATCTTCCCCGTTTGATTCTGCGGGATTTGGACTTCTTACTTGTCTGGATGCGGATACTCCTCTGTACGCACTATTGTATCTGTTTATCCACTGAGAAACAGTATTAATAGTCATGTATCCGGCTAGATTCTCCGCAGTATCTCCAAATCGAGTCAAAAGACTCAATGTTGCACCCTCACCAGCAGGATTTACCCTGTCAGAATAGACTGCTCCGACATAATTTGTTATATCTTCTGAAAATGAATAGACAAAATTCTGGTCAAATAGTTGCACGGTCGTTATAGAGGACATCGTTTCTCCTTTTTTTTCGACTACGAATATTTAGTTTTTTTAATAATTACCCTTTGAGGAGGCTTTCCAGTAGTCTTCCCCGTCGTTTATCTCGGTTTCTATGCTTGAATCTTGGGAACTGAATCCGAAAGGAGTCAGTTCGTTTTCGATATCTTCTATTTCCTCTTCCATCATACCTTTTCTTATATCGACTGAGGTCATATCTTTAAAATACTGTTGTCGGCACAACCAGGAAAATAATACCAAACACATCACCAGGTCATCTGTATGTCCTTCTTCGGCTTTCCACCCCATTTCTCCATGAGAAACAAAGGTCATAAGTTCATCAATTATATCTTGATCCTCCAAGATCAAACGATCTTGTTCAACAAGATTTTTTAAGATGGAACATCCGGTTTTTTTCAGGGCTATGGTTGTTCTGACTCCCTGTAGTTTATTTCCTCTTCCGAATCCGCCGCTAACGACTTGACCTTTTCTTCCTTTTGCGACAGTGGTAACAATATTTTCATATTCGAGTTCTGTATGTAAAATATCCACAACTTGACCACCAACATCGTTAACTTCCACCAACACCCATGCATCATTATAGAGTCTGGCTACCGACTCTATAATATTTGGAAAAACCAACGGGGGAATAAGATTATTTCTATATTTTGCCACTAGCCTGTATGGAGATGTGCTTACATCCACGACTGTGAATGCACTATAATCTTTTCCTATACCCCTAGCAACATCGACAGTCACAACATAAATGTGATTTGCCTTTGGCTCTTCATATATGGCAAGACCATCCTTGTGGGTTTTTAAGGGCTTTGTCCAGTTCATGGAACTTAGTTTCCATGATGCGATTAGGGTATTTGTAGATCCTAAAAATTCAGTATTGTATTCTTGGTTGAATTGTTCTGCACTGGTGTTGGCAATAGTCTCAAGCATCCATTTTTCGTCACGCAGTGGACCCCCTGGATATTTGGGAACATCCCTCCAAGAAACCTCAATCGGAATAAATTCATTCTTCCCATCTTCACCTTTTTTCTTTGTTGCACCTTTCCAAAGATGATAAAACTTGTTCAAGCCTCTGGGTGTGCTGGTGATGATGACTTTAGTGTCTTTTCCTGCCGAGATGGTGGGGTAAACACTAGAGAAGAAGTCTTCAGCTATGTTATTTGGGATGTGGGCAAATTCGTCCAGATAGATGATGTTCAAGGACAGACCACGGACGGCGGATGAGCTTGTCGCAGAGGCTATGACACGGGAACCATTCTCCAATACAATCGATCCCTTATTCCATTCCTTTACACCTTGTTGGAGCCATTTCGGAATGTATTGATATGCATTCTTAATTCTTTCTAAAATTTCATATGCAATAGTCTTTTTATTTGCAAGAACAGCAACATTGATATCCTGATTGAACATCACATTCCATAAAAGATATGCACACATAGTCAGCGTTTTACCGCTTTGGCGAGGGAGTTTACAGATCACGAATCTATTCTTTGCACAAGTCTCAATCATCTCTTTCTGATATGGGTAAGGGTGATATGGAATCAATCCCTCGTCTAGAGAAACAGCTTTCATGTAACGAGTCGCAAAATAAATTGGATCGGAAGCACACTTGAGATATTCTTCGACTTGTTCTGGTGTAAAATCTATCTTAACGCCATATGGCTTTAAGTTTACATTATCTCTATATCCTTCAAGTGATCTTTTATTCGCCATTATTATCTTCTATCTTTATTTCTGTCAATGCTTTTTTTCTGCTTCGTGCACTGTTGATCAAATCTTGTAGATCAGAAGTAGACCCAACAAAGATTGAATTATTTGTTGTATTATTGTTTACAACTTTTGTTTGTTCTATGCTTTTCATCCTCTGATGGATATCAATTATATCCTTGTTTATCTCGGATACTGTTTTTATTAGAGTCGCTGCTACTTCATAGGCTCTTGGAGAATCGCCTTCTTGTGCAACTTTCAATATGCCTTCTATTGCTTCCTCTCCAGTGGATATTAGGCTCTTTAGATTTTTACGAACTTCTAAAAAATCTAATTCAGATTTATCATTCTTTTCGGGTTCTTTTTTGACTATTTCTGTTTCAGTTTTTTCCTCTGAAATAAAAGGAATTCCCAAAGAATCACCAATTTTTTCTAAACTCATTTTTTACCTCATGAAAAGAATGATATGTTATTGTAATCAAAGTTTGTATTCTCAATCACAGTGGCACTTTCGATTGGTCCGAAGATAAATGATTTTACCGTAAAATTATAGGTATACATCAGCAATCTTCTTTCTTCAAAAGAACCTTCGCTGTCCTCATACAAATTGGTGGAATCCAATATAAACGGCACATCAACTCCCTCATATACTTTGTTGAAGTTTATTTTTATAACATACTCGGGAGAAAAATTAGGAAGTATTTGTTCCATTATCTGTAAATTTTCATCAATGCTTCTGGTAAAGGATGTCAACTCAAAAGCAAAATTATATGGAACAACCTTCTTTATGGACACTCTCGAATCCGTTTCATCCAAAACAACTCTGGAATTCATCTTGTTCAATTTTCTTCCTACATCATAAGCAACTGTTTTTATCGAAAAAGACATGCGTGGAAGATCTATCTGAATTCTTGTGTTATCGGTTATTGTTCCTGGTTCTCGTATTCTTCTATAGAATTTTTCTTTCGGAGAATATGTCAAAGGAACGCGAATTCTTGTAATATCATCATTTTCATCGGTTTTTCTGATGTATACTTCATTGAATAAATTCCCGAAAGCGACCACCAGTTTTCTTACCGATTCATTGTAATAATCTGTAAACATTATGGTGTCCCTTCAGAGAATGGATCTCGATCACAATAATTTATGATGTTCTTTTGATTTGATTCAAGAGCTGTTATATCATTATCTCCAAAGTTTTCTCCAATCAACGAGTTCTTTGGAATCAATGTATTTGTTCCTGTTACACCGACAATGTACTGTTTAGCACCTGAAGAAGAACCGTATAGTATGCTCGTTCCAGAATAATCAAAA